GCTGATTAGCAAAAGGATTGTACCGGATTACGGGGTGATGATTGACCCCAAGCCGTGGGTGATTGATTACCAAACCCCCCACCCGAAAGTTAAGTACCTTCTTGGAAGCACCTTAGACCCCAAGGCATGGGAAAAGTTCTCTAAAAAACAGACGTATATGTGGCATCCTTCTGGGGGTGTTGGTGAGTACGAAATGCTCACAGAGGAGTTTCCCTACCCTGCGGAGTGGGTCTGTATCCCAGGCCCATCTTTGGTTGGGTTAAGGTGCTTGTATGTCGCCATTCTCCTGGGCTTGGACGAGATTCATCTAGTCGGGTTTGATAGCTCCTACACGGACGGCAAGTTGTACGCCTATGACAAGCCCGTTGTGGACAAGACAGACATTCATTTCACGGTTGCCGATAACCTTGGAAATGCAAACAACTTCGTTGCCAATCACCACATGGCGCGGGGCGCGTATGAGTTTCAAGACCTTGTTAGGGAATGGGACAAGGCCATAAAGCAGGGGCAAATGGCTCCTGTGTCAATCAAGGTCCATGGAAAGGGGGCTTTACCCTATCTCGCCTCTGTCATGGGCATACACGCCGAGGACAACAATCTAGGCTTTGCCGCCGATTGGGGAGCGGAAGGCACGCAGGCGCTGAAAGACGGCGACTATGTTAAGGCCAAGAAACTGTTTTTGAACTGCACGGACGCTTTGATTAAGCACCGCAAGGCATGGGACACCACCCCACCTCCGAGGTATGAGGATATTGAAAAGCACGAGAAAGCGGCGCATCGCATCGCTTATCTCCCCGTTGAGGTCAAAGCCAGGGAATGGAGTCACAAACTTAAATTAGGACATACGCTCAAGAGCCTTGGCTTTGATGTTATTATCGGGCCGTCCTGGGTGCTGAATGAATGGGCACCGGCACTCCCACCGGGCGTTGTGCTGTTCAAGACCCTCTGGGGTTTGGACGCCAACAACATGACCCGCTGGAACCACCACCTTATCGCCGCTATGGACGAGGAGGCGTATGGTGTGGACTTGTCTAAGAGATTGGTTGGGCACGCCCACGCGGTTGCTCAATCTGACTTGATTTGCGCACAAAGCGAGGACCACAGGGATGCGGTATTGGCCAAGTTTCCAGAGGCTAACGTCAAGGTCACAGGAAACCCCCGAGCCTTTGCATATTGGCGCGATGAGCCTGATCGAATACTTGTGTGCGCTCAATCCGGCAGCATCAACAGCGCCGGACGAACCTTTGCGCAAATGGTGTCAACCACGCTCAGAATCAGCGGATACCCGCTAACGACCCCCGAGGGTGAGGATTGGGCGAGGCTGCAAAAGGAAATCGTTGCTCACGAATGCGACAACTTGCCGATTGTTAGGGAGTGCATTGACCGCCTCAATGATGCCTTTGATAACGTCTACGTCCGCCGCCACCCGTCAGAAGACCCGTCCCTGTGGCCTTACCGCCTAGATGAGTCGGAGAGCATACAGGAAGCCTTATCTAAGGCCCATGCGGTGGTTTACGTATCGGGTTGCACGACAGGCTACGATGCTGCCTTGGCTGGCGTCCCTGCGGTGCGGATTGGGGAAGGCTTCGGCGTTAGCGCGGGGTTATTTGAACACGCAACCCCAGAGACGATAGTTGATATGGTAAAAGCGGCTAAGACGGAAACGGTAGACGAGCACCCTGACACGCTTGCCCAGACACTAAGCGACCTGCAAACCCAATTCCCAATGGACGGAACCTATGCCTTCACAGACTGCCCAGAGATTAACCCCAACGAGTTCCAGCGGAACAAGTGGCCGGACACGGACATCGAAGCCGAAAGGCTCGGATGGAATACCTTTAGACTTTGACGCCCGCGTTGGGCTTTACCTCAAGAACATGAAAACGTCCGAGGTCCGCGCCGCCGTCGAACAAGGCAACGTCTACAAATACATCAGCAACAAGGTGAAAGAGAGTTATGGCGCAAAGGCAAAGTGACGTAGAGGCGCGAGTGCGCTGTCTCGAACTGGCCATTGGCCTGTGTGAAAACGGCTATATCCGCGACATTCCAACGACAGCCCAGGACTTGATGAAAATTATAGGGCTGGATGTAATTGACCCACAACTGAAAGCCTCAATGTTCCAACCGAAAGGCCCGAAACAATGAAAATGGACAAGACCCTCAAGACCATGCCCGCATCCACCAAGATGGGCACCGGCTCAAGCTCTGTTGAGTACATGGTAGGCCCGCAGTCCTACGCCGATGGCAACTCCGGCCAGATGCTTATGAACTGCGACACGGTAAGCAAAGGCTGCGGCACCAATGGCGCACAGGCGATGAGCCCGAAAGGCAAATAACTACACCGTGAACAACCCATAGAGGATTCACACCGTTGAAACTAGACGCAATAAAACACGTTGCGACCAATACGCTGATTCCATATGCGGCTAACTCCCGCACGCATAGCCAAGAACAGGTGGCGCAGATTGCCGCAAGCATTAAGGAATTTGGCTTTACCAACCCTGTCTTAACGGACGGTGATAACGGAATCATAGCAGGGCACGGGCGCGTTGAGGCCGCAAAGATGCTTGGCCTTGATAGCGTGCCTACGATTGAACTGGCGCACCTAACGCCCGCACAGCGCAAGGCATACATCATTGCCGACAACAAGCTGGCGCTAAACGCCGGGTGGGACATTGAGACGCTACAGGCTGAGTTGGAGGGGCTGCAGGAACTAAACTATGATTTAGAATTGACCGGGTTCAATCATGGCGAAATTTCTGCTTTGTGGTTAGAGGGAGAATTTGCGCCTGGGACTGAGGAAGAACAGAGCCGATTAGACCAGTTAGCGCCAAAAATGGTTGAATGTCCGAACTGCGGAGAGAGTTTTGACAGTCGATCTCAAAATTGACTGGGCCACGACGGAGGCGGCGCAATATGCGTGCAAGAATTGGCATTATACGGGCAAAATGCCTAACGCTGGCGTCAAGATAGGTATATGGGAAGATGGGAAGTTTGCGGGAGTGATTTTATTCGGGATTGGTGCGGCAAACGCAACAAATGGGTCTAAATACGGATTAGCGGCAAAGAACGAAATTGCTGAATTGGCCCGCGTGGCATTAAAACCAAACCACAAAGCAACGGTCTCTCAATGTGTCGCAATGGCTGTGAGATTGTTAAAAAAACAGTCTCCAAAACTGCGAATGTTAATATCGTTTGCGGACCCACAGCAAGGACATCATGGGGGAATCTACCAAGCAGGAAATTGGGTATATACGGGCGTTTCTTCTGGTGACAGGTGTTTTGTTGTTTTTGGTGAGCGGAAACATGCAAAGACAATCCACTCTAATGGCTGGGTGCAGAAAGAATCGTGGTTGCGTTCCAATGTTGACCCACACGCAAAAGAGGTAAGGTTACCTGGAAAGCACCGTTATCTGATGCCCCTAGACAAAGAAATGCGCGAGAGAATCGAACCATTACGCAAACCATATCCCAAGCGTCCGAAGCAGGCGACTTCCCCCCAAGGGAAAGGCGGCGGGGCAGCACCGACCCGGACGCTCCAAACACAGGCGGGTGCGTAATGCCGAATAAGACATTCAAACCCACAGACGAACACCGCAGACAGGTTGAGTCTCTTGCTGGCTTCGGCATTCCAGAGGAAGACATAGCCACTCTGATTATCAACCCCAACACCGGCAAGCACATTGCCCGCGAGACGTTGCGGAAGCATTTCGACACAGAGATTAACGCGGGGCGTGTTAAGGCTAACGCCAAGGTATCCGAGAGCCTCTACAAGCAAGCAATCGAGGGGAACACATCGGCTGGCATATGGTGGACCAAGTGCCGCATGGGGTGGAAGGAAACGCACGGCATAGAACATAGCGGAAGCATGGAGTTTAAATGGGCCGAGTAGTTATCCCGTACAGCCCACGGGAGCAATTCAAGCCCTTTCACAACCGAGACGAACGCTTTGCATGTATTGTGGCGCACCGCCGCGCCGGAAAGACCGTTGCTTGCATTAACGAACTGATCAAGGGCGCAATCACGCTAAAGCAGAAAGACCCACGCTTTGCGTACATTGCCCCGCAATACAACCAAGCCAAGGACGTAGCCTGGAACTACCTGAAGGAATACACCGCGCCCGTTCCCAACGTGCAGTGGAACGAGTCGGAGTTACGGGTGGACATGCCCAACGGTGGGCGTATCAGGCTATACGGCGCTGAGAACTACGACAGACTAAGAGGATTGTACCTAGACGGCGTTATTCTTGATGAGTACGCCACCATGGACCCGCGCATATGGGAGGTTGTCCGCCCGGCCCTATCCGACCGCCAGGGATGGTGTGTTTGGATTGGAACACCGGCAGGGCATAACGCCTTCTATGATGTGTGGCAAAAGGCCCAGGAGCATAAGGACTACTTTGCCTTAATGCTGAAAGCCTCTGAGACGGGGATTATCCCTGAATCGGAACTTGAGGCCGCGAAGGCTGATCTGAGCGTTGACCAATACGAGCAGGAATACGAATGCAGCTTTGAGGCTGCGGTACAGGGCGCATATTACGGCGCAGACATGAAGCAGGCCGAGGCCGAGGACAGGATAAGGACCGTTCCCTGGGAGCGGGACATTCCCGTTAAGACCGCATGGGACTTGGGCATAGGCGACAGCACGGCCATTTGGTTTGCCCAGATGGTCAACAACGAAATACGGTTCATTGATTACATTGAGAACTCAGGCGTTGGCTTGGATTGGTATGCGAGGGAAATTAAGTCAAGGCCGTACATCTACGACCAGCATATCTGCCCGCACGATGTAGAGCATAAGGAACTTGGGACCGGCAAAAGCCGCAAGGAAACTTTGGAGAGCCTTGGCTTGGTTGTGGATGTCGCCCCCAAGATACCTGTGGACGACGGCATTAACGCAGTCCGCAAGATACTTAACAGGTGCTGGTTTGATCGCGACAAGTGCCAACAGGGCATTGAGGCGCTGAAGCAATACCGCACCGAGTACGACGACAAATTAAAGACTTACAAGAGCCGCCCGCTGCACGATTGGGCCAGCCATGGCGCTGACGCGATGAGATACTTTGCCGTAGGGCATTCAGAAAACAATGAGGCATGGGACGCAGACATGGTGAGTAATAGCT